AGGAGCATTCCGACCAGGCGCGGGCGTGGTGTGAACGGCGGGCAACGGCAGGACTGCCCTACGATTACGGAACCGCCCTGGAAGCCCTGCGAGCAGGCAAGACGCTCCCCGAGTAAGCCTGACCTTACGCAAGACACCGTGCAACCAATACTCCACGCCTGACACCAAAAACCTGAAACCTGAACCCTCACAAGGATTTCCACCATGCCCAACACGTCTCCCCACCTGCGAGCCGGTGGCGATATTCGCCCGTGCCGGTTTGTCATGCTCTCCAGCTCGGCCGATCGTACCGGCCTGCAGGCGACGGCCAACGCGCCGATCATCGGTGTCAGCCAGGAGGGTGGCAGCTACCCGCCGCTGAACGATCTTGTGTCCGACCATTACGCCGCGCGGACCGGCCAGTATTTCCGGCTGTTCGGCGATGGCGACTACGCCCTCGTGGAGGCCGGCGAGGCGTTCGATCGCGGTACGCGGCTGAAGGCGGACGCGGACGGCAAGGCCGTCGCGATCGCCACCACAGGCACGGACCGCCAGAACATCGGCGCTGTGGCGCTTGAGTCTGCCGGGGCGGCCGGTGAATTGGTCCCGGTCCAGGTGCTCAGCATGCGCGACACCCGGCCGGCCCTGACGTAATTCGCCAGCAAACCCATTCAGCAACCAGACCAAACGACCATTTCGCACGCCCACGCGAAATCAAACTGACAATCAAAGCGGGAGGTAGCCTGGACGAGGAAAACAATCCATGCCCGCTGCATACCCAAGTGCCTATAACACGTTCATTCGCGATCACGACGCATCGAACAAGATGGTCGTGGACTTCGCGAGGAACATCGCCAAGTTCGCGGTGAACAAGTACGTCCAGATCGTGCCGGTGAAGGCCGTCGCGGGCTACTTCCTCCGCATGACCATTGAGGAGGCGGGCCGGATCGTCTACACCGACCTGCGGAACTTCATCTGGTCGGACGGCCAGGAAGCCCCGACCGGGGTGGACGGGAACGAATCGTTCGAGTGGTTCCCCTTCCGCACAGAGCGGTTGGCCTACCCGTTCCAACTTGGCGACCTGACGGTCGACCAGGCAAGCTGGAACATTCTCGCTCAGCACGCCTCGATCAAGGCCCGCCAGGCGATGACCGCGCGGACTCAGCTTGCCATCACGGCACTGACCAACGCGGCCAATTACGATGCCTCTCACATCATCGACGTCACCGGGTTGGCCGGCAACTCGGGAACGTGGGAGCACAGCACCACGGCCCGGCAGGACATCAAGCGGAGCCTCCAGGCCGCCGCCGAGATCATCCTCGACGACACGCTCGCCGCGGTGGACCTCGACGATCTGATGGTCGTGATCAACTCCGCCATGGCCGCCCGCCTGACCCAGAGCCAGGAGATCGTCGATTACATCAAGGGCAGCCCCGAGGCCCTCGCCCAGGTGCGCGGCGAGATGGCCGGCAGCAACACGATGTACGGCCTGCCCGACAAGCTGTACGGGTTCCCGATCGTGGTGGAGAAGACCCGCAAGGTCACCACGCGCAAGGGCGCCACCACGGCCCGGAGCCAAATCCTGCCGACCGCAACGCCCTTCATGTGTGCCCGTCCCGGCGGCCTGGTGGGCGTGGCCGATGCCCCGAACTTCTCCACGTGCGTGATCTTCGCCCAGGAGGAGATGTCGGTCGAGACCCTGAAGGACGTCAACAACCGCCGAGTCACTGGGCGCGTGGTCGAAAACATCGCCGCTTCGGTCGTCGCGCCGGTCTCGGGCATCCTGTTCACCAACGCGGCGTAAGAGTCGCCCAGGAGGGCGGAGCCGCCCAGGAGTCTCCATCGCATGGCATTTGCGGACTTCGAGGACCTCGCGGCGCGGTACGACGCGCGGCTGATTCGTGACCTGGCGTCCGATTCGGGAACCCCCGTTTCGGACGCCGAGGCCGGATCGGATCCGCGTATCGCCGCCGCGCTGGACGATGGCGCCGGTCGGATTCTCGCCGCCTGCCTCAACGGCCGCATTTACAGCGAGGACGATCTGCTAGCCCTCGTTGGTAGCAGTCTCGCACTGCTGAAGAGGATCAATTGCGAGTTGGCCGTCGTGTTCCTGATGGGCCGGCGACTCGACAAGTTCACGTCCGAGGAATACCAGCGGGCCATGGAGGCCGCGGAAGCGTACCTGGATCGGCTACGCAAAGGCGAGCGGCTCTTCCAGGTGCCGGCCAACCTGGACGCCACGGTCCCCGAAATCGACGGCCCCCACGTGACCACGTACAACCGGCTGAATTTGCTCCCGGAGCGATGCCGGCCGTTTTACCCGAATCGTGCACAACGATTGCCAATAGGACGAGAGGGTTGATATTATGCCACCGCAAATTCAGGTTGCCGGGCTGGCGCCCATCAAAGTCGACGGCGAGCTGCTCGGCTACACGCGCAATGGCGCCGACACGACCAAGGAAGCCTACTGGCTCGACGTGCCCGGCGACGAGAACGGCGGCGACGATGGCCCGCCGATCGACGTGCAGTATCTTGGTGAGATCGCTCGCGTTCGATTAGAAATGACCAAGTGGGACGAAACGGTCGCGAATAAGGTCCGTGCGCGGGTGAAGGGCGCCGAGGCCGGGACGACGGCCACACCCGGAACCCTCATGGCCGCCGGCGGCAAGACGGTCACGCTGACAATCGACTCCCCGCAACTGAAGCGGCACTTCTACAAGGCGTTTCCCCGGATGCCGATCGAGATGAACCGTGGCACGAAGTTCAGCACGCTCGTGTGCGAGTTCGAGTGCCACAAGGACGGAGTGACCGGCCAACTGTATACCGATGCGGCTTCCTGATGGAGCGAGTAAGCTCCCCGAGGTGCCCGCGCCCTTAACCCACGCAACGCAATGAGATGGTTTTTCGATTTGGTTACCGCGATCTTCCGGCGCCGCCGGCAACGGCGGATGGACCTGCTCCGCTATTGGGCCGGCGATGGGTGGCGGTACGGCGATCCGTTCGCGATCTACCGGAAGCTCTGGAACCACCCCGAATTGAACATCGAGGCCCAGGCGCCCCTGGTCGACGCCGGGCAGGAGCCGGAGACCACGATTTTCGTTACCGCTCTGGCCGAGGTGTTCGGTGTCGAACGGTGGGATCCCGAAACGCGCCGCGGTTTGACGGATTGGGAAATCCTGGACTGTTTCCAGCAACTGAACGAATACATGCTGGCGCTAAAAAAAAATACCAGTGGGTGGCCGACCTCATCGCCACCTACGGAATCGGAATCCTTGACGGCAGAAGCGGAGGACGATTCCCTGGAATCCCCCGCCGAAGTCACGAACTGCTCATCGGACTCTACCTGAACCAGCATCGGGTTCGCACCCGGCAGTCCTACGTAGTCCTGTGCGGCGCGCGGGACGCCTTCGGCGAGTCCGTTCCGGCCAGCTACTTCGATGCTCTCTACGACGATCCGGACGAAGCCCAGGCCCAACACGCGATGCACGTGTCGCGTGTGCAGTTTGAGGCCGCGCGCAGCCGGGGGCAGCACGATTGGGAGGCCAGGTAAATGGCAGCGCCGCTTGCAGCCCTCATTCCACTGCTCGGGAAGATCGGCGCCGCCGTGATGGGCAAGACCGCGGCGGCAACGGCCGGCGCAACAACGGCCAAGGCGGCGGCGACGATGGCCGTAGCGGCCAAGAGCGGTGTTTCGGCGGCGGCTACGGCAGCCAAGCCGGCAGCGGTCTTTCCTACGCCGTCCCCCGCAGTGGCGGCCCGGGCCGGTGCCAAGGTGCCATTCCAGGTTCTCGAGGATCCTTCCACGGGCGCCTCTGCTCGCGACCTCACGAAAATGCTCTCCGGGCGGCCGGACAAGCCGCCGGTACGTCGAGCCCCGATTGCGCAAGCTGTCCCGCCCGTAGAACCTGCCTCCCCACCTCCGCCGCTCGATCCAGCCCGCGCGATCTCTCGCAAGGCCGCTGTTCAGCCACAGAAGCCGGGAGCACAACCCTCCCAGCGCACCTACCCGCCACAGAAGCCGGGAGCACAACCCTCCGCCCCGAAAGGTCCCGTTCAATCAGCCGTGGACCGGTTCCGCGAATGGCGCCAGGCCCGTGCGTCGAATCGCGCGGAGGCCCAGCTACTCAAGACGCCTGTGACCCAGCAAATCAAGGGCATGACGTTACCGGAGCGGACCGAACGGCTTCAGCAGGCCGGACGATTGCTCGATCCGGCCGAAGTGACCCGGCAGACCGGGATCGAAGAACCGGGGCAGCGTGATATCGTTCAGGCGAGCGAACGGAATCAAGAGCGAGAGCGGGTTGCGAGATTGGAGCAACTGAATCAGGCGTTTGGAAATCTCGAAACCCCGCTACAGCATTTTAAGATGGGGCTTCTGTTGTTGGGGGCTCCGGGCTTGTTTCTCGCAGTCACGAAGGCATTATCTGGATTCACCAAGGGCGTGATTGCCAGCAATGAGTCACTCCGTCGTTTCGACCCCGCTATTGCACAGAGCATCGCGCAGATGGAACGGCAGGACTTGATTCTCCAGGCCCGGACTGCCAGGGCCACCTCCGGCAGCGCAACGGCCGTCAATGCTCAGTGGATGGCGCTGCGGGACGAAACCCAAGGGTTGCACGAGACGGTCAAGACGATCTACAACGTTCTGGCCGCGGGTGCGGCAATGGGTCTCCGGGTCGGCAATTTCTTGTTGCAACTCTCGGGGACGTATCAGGTGATTGAGAAGGCAGCCAGCCTGTACAACCGGTGGATGGGGAGTCGGCAAGAAGGTCCCATGCCTTACCAGGAGTTCATACAGGATATCATCAATCACGGCCGGCAGCCTCGCCGCGACTTCGATCGGAATGGCGGCAACGGAGGGCAGCGCTGATGGGCACCAACGTCATTTATAACGGTATTGAACTGCACAACGTCATCACTCGCGACTTTCAGCAGACGCTGAAGTACGACGATTCGGGGACGGACCTGCTCTACCACGAGTTCAAGGTCCGTATCGAAGGAATCATGCACGTGCAGAGCGTTCCGAACTGCCCGGCGTGGATTGCCGGGGAGGGCGGCTCGGGCCCCACCGGCCACGTGGCGTTTCTGTACGATTCGGTCAATCGGTTGCTGGCCCAGCCGCGGGGCGTATTTGAGATGACGGTCGGTGGCAAGCGAATTCTCCGGGCCGTACCCAGTGCGCTCAACAAGCAGGACCCGGATCGTGACGTAGACAACGGTCCAAAACCGTCCGACGTCTCCGTAACCCACATTGCCGGCGACCAGGTGTTTCGCGTTGCGTTCACGATCGTGGTCGCCAAAGTCCATTG